CATAAGACCATCCAAAACCAGGAGTTCCTCCTTGTGAGAGATTATAAAAATTAATTGCTGACCAACGATCAATAACTCTATAACTAAAAGAGCACCATCGCATTTGATTAAATGAATCCATAGGTACCGACATACCAATTTCATTTAAAGTCATTGCAGTTATAACTTGAAAATACTCTATATCGGTTGGGTATCTTAAATAGTTGTCATTATCCTCATTAGTTTGATTTAACCTGTATGCGGTTATTAACCTTTCCCCCGTATATGGATTAGTATGACTAACATTAATTGTTGTCGCGGAATTTACATTGATAGGAGTTCCTGTAATTGATGACGCTCCATAAAAATTTGGAGTACTACCACTTAAATTAGGGTCATTAAATGAATACGGGTTATTAAATGTTAGTATAGTCCCTGCATCATATTTTTCCTCAATTGCTAAAATCAAAACATTATCGTAGTGAAATCCATTACTAGTAGAATTTAAATCTAGGTAGTTATTGGGTTGCTGATCCCAATTTAGATTTACCCCATTTAATTCAGTGTTAAAACACACCTTAATTTGTGATGTTCCCCCACCTAACATAGACCCGTAGGTTGGGGAAACATTTAACGGTGAGTTATTAGCAACTTCACCAAAAACGGCATTTCCAAAAAATTTACCTTTAAAGTTCATTAGATTTACTCGTTCGTGTAAAGGTAAATCTAAAGTGTAAATACCAACATAATCAGGCGCCGCAGTCCCATCACCATCATAATCATATCTAAATAATGATATTTGGGGGGTTCTATATCTCATCCATTCATTAGCAGGATCTGTGCCTTGGTATCCCGCAAATATTTGTTGGAACACTGGTGTAAAATCATTATAATCGTCTCCGTTTGGCCAATCATAACTATTAGGGTCAATAAAATCGGCTAATATACTATTATTTACAAATTGAGCTTGTTTTGTTAGTGTACCACTTGGAGACGTAACTGTTGTTGTTTGTGATTTACAAGAACAAATCTCGCAGTCCGGATATGAATATAATGGTAAATTTATTCTTGAAAACCCTTCAAGTAATTTCCTTATTTTACCTATTGGTCCGTTTAGACTAAAAAAACTTTGACCGTCATGAATTTTTTGTAGTAAATCTATTATATCAGTTAATAACTTACATATTACGTGAAATATCTTAACAACTATTTTAATAATAACAGTAATAAACCCCAATAAAATGGTAAAAGCGATGAATAGTAAATCTGGCTTAAATTGAGCGTCATTTGTAGGTAATTTATTACTAACACTATCACACTCCTCATCGGTTATATTTTTAATACCTAAATATCTTCTATTTAATGTACCTTTTGTATATCTTGTTATAAGTTGTGAGATAGTATATACTTTATTATAAGTCATTTCATAGAACATATCCTTACAATCAATAGCATCCTGAATCATTATTTCACCTTCAGTGTTTCCAGTGACCCCGTAATCCGCCCAATCTTTACTAAAGGCATAAGACGCTTTGAGTAATTGATAATTAATATTAGGTCCTGATGTGAATACACTAATAGGATCAGTGCTTGAGTTCGTCCACCCATGTTCTTTAACATTAGGTACTAAGAATGTACCTCTTTTAACGGGAGCGCTCAAATCAGGTGTTTGAGTCCACCTTATTTTAAATCTATATTTGGCTTTGGTTGGTACTCCTTTCCTTTCGTCGTTTGAAAATATTTGCTCCCCAAATTCATTGGTTATTATATAATCCATGTTCATTGGAGTGTCTAATAACCACGTACCGTCATAATCAATAACGTTCCCATTATTCTCCAATTCGTATTCCTCTAATACGGGTCTACCATTTATGTCTTGTTTTATTGTTTGTCTAACCGCTAATATTTGACCAGGTCCTGAGATTAGAGAACACATTTGTCCTGACTTTAACTTAGGTTTACAGTTCCTTTTAAGAGCTCCCTTATCAATATCCGAGAATATTGACCCCATAAAAATAGCGGTTGGTTTAATAGTTACATTAGCCTCGGCAGTTAAATCAAAATCGGTTCTTGTAATTGATGGTTGACAAATTTCAGGTTCTCCCCACAATGGTAATACCTCAACGGTCTTATTTAAGAATATAATTTGTGGTAGTGTTGTTAGGTTCTCTGATGTTTGGAATTTAGTTCCGTTAACTTGACTATCAGTTGCTAACCCTATTCGTATTAAATCTTGTGGTGATTGTGAAAATGGACCCATATCAGATAAGTCCAAATTCATTAAAATTGTATAACTACCAACAGGAACTCCGAACATCATAAAGTCACCACTATCATTGGTTGTTACCGTAAACTTATAATACTTGTCGTATAACTCAATGGCCGTAGGATTTGTTAATACATCCTCTAAGTCAGGAAATGAACCTGTTGCTGAATGACCAGGAAATGATGGTTTGTATGGTAATAAATTATACCTATAACCATCCTCATTAATGTCACTTATTGTTTTATAGGGGTATATTTCACTAATAGAAGGATTTAACTCATCAGCTGCGGTTATTGGTATAAATAACGATAATTTAGCATTAGGAATTCCATATCCATCATTAACTGACACTCTACCCGCAATTACTCCATAGTCAGAACATTGTCTTATGTATATCTCACTTTGTGATAATTTTAAGGATAATATTTCCAAAAAATCAAAATCTTGATCTAAATTTACAACTACCGATTTGTCGATTCCGACCTGCGTTCTTACCCTATATGATTTTGACATTTAATACTTTTTGAATAAATAGTTTATATTCTACTTTCAAAAAATAATTGATTTAATAAAAAAATAAATTATCAACTGAAATTAACCGTTTTTAGGTTTTTAACCCTAACTCTAATATCTCTACCGGGATATCTAACTTGATATATCTGTGTCGGTTCAGCGAATATCGTTTCGTCAATTAATTCTATCTGTCTTGTTGTTGAATCCAAATATCTTTGTGATGTTTGTGATGATGAATACTGACCACCTACTTCATTTATAACATCTATCGCCGCCACACTAATAACACCGTTTAAAGTTTGTACTTGTCTTCTTATTTCAGATATATAAACATTCTCACCCATCTCTCTAACTGACGGTGAGAAGTATTTGGTTACAATATCAATTATTTGTGAAATAACCACACCTTGATTTTGACTTGAATCCAATACAACTGATATGTCCATACTCAAGTCTACAACTTGAGCACTTTCTACTGATATATAGTCATTAATCATTCGGTAGTTTGAAAGATAACTAGCGATGTTTGTTTTGAGTGTGTTTGAAATAACATTACTTAAACCCCCACTTGAGTCGTATGATAATATCTGAATTTTAATTTTATTCTCTTGTTCGGTTACCGCCACTTTGGCAGGTGCTCCGAATTGTGATGGCATTTTTCTAATTAAAGATTCGTAGTCATTAATTGTAACCGCTCTGTTTTGTGCTGCGAAATTGTATGTTACATAATTTCTAACTTCTTCAACCGTTGGTACATTCGCCCCACCAATCGCCGCAGTCGTATTATTACATCTCAATGAATTGATTACTGTTGTGTTTTGTGTTTGTGATGGTCCATTAACGAAGAATGAGACCGTCCCTAATTGATTAAGGACATTGACACCTAAATTTGTTGATATACCACCTCCGACTCTGTATTGGACGAATAGTGTGGTGTTCGCCTTCAATGTACTACCCAAAGCGAAATTGTTTGAGTATTTCTGTAAGTTCATAGGGTTACCATTTGCCGCGAAATCTCTTAATTGTTCGTCAGCAGATTGACTACCCCCGCCGAATATCATTCTAAAGAAACTCTCAGGAGTAAATTCTGTTATAAATCTTGTGGGAGCGGGAACGTATTTACCCACCTTTACACCAGGTTGGTCTGATACTTTAGTCGGATCCTCAACAAAAACTTTATCTTGTATTAAGGCATCAACCTCATACCATCTATTATCCAATCCTAAAAATTCATTATCTGTTGGTATGTTAGCGTATTGTGTCCCATCTTTTAGTAATACGCTCGTTACCCCTAAAACATTTTTTTCAGGTAAAAATAACTCAAAAAATGGTCTAACATCGTTTGATGTTATAACTCTTTTAAAAACTTTTGTTATACCATTAACTACGGTTTCTCTTTTTGTAATTGTATAGTTAATAATTTTATTATTTGCATCAAAGTTTGGAACTTTCTTTCTATTCGGAAATCCTTCATTATTATATGGTGACGAGAAATCAATGTCATAAACCGTTTCAAATATCTGACCCGCTCCATTTATTTGAGATCCCCTTCTTAGTGTTCCACAATATCTAATATCCTCTTTATCTCCGAAAGCCGGAACGGTTATTGAGAAATCAACCAACGCAACTGATGGTCTTTGTCCGGGAATTTTAAGTCCATAAGTTCTGGCAATATTATATATTGATGACCTTTGTTGGGCGTATTGTAATACAGTTTCTTGAATACTTCTATCAATGTTAAATTGTAGGTTGTCCGATACTGCGGCGTTTAGATCAAGTAATACCGAGAATGTTGAAGCGTCATTTACGTTAGACATCAAATCAGGGTAGTATGTTTTAACAAAATTAATTAATTCCGTTCTTATACCCTGAAAATCTCTTGTTGTATACGATATTTTTTTATTTGCCATAATCTATTAAATATTAATTATTATAAAATCACTTGATTCGAACACGTTAGATGTAATTTTATAATCTATTCTAACTTTAGCGGTGTGTTCTTTTGTTCCGATACCGGGAACTCTAAAAACCCTCTCATCGCCACTAATTACGGTAACATTTGGGTCATCTTCTTCTGTTGATGCGTCATAAACCGCAATACTTGTGATAACCAAGTTGGGTATGTATTTAGAAACGGAATCCCTTATTTCTGATTCAATATCAGAGAATGTCGGTCCGTCTAATGGTTCAAATATGTATTCAAGTAATCTAGTTCCGAAGTCAGGTAAGAAATATCTTGTCCCTTTTCTTGTTAATAACAGATGTATAAGGTCAGTTCTAATCTCTTCCTCAATGGTTGATGATAAATCCAAAAATCTACCATCAAATGAATCCCTGAATGGGAAATTTATTCCATATGTAACGCCGTTTGCCATACATATAAATATAGTGCCTCTAATTTTTCTTTAAATAGGTATAAAATAAAAAATCACGACGAATTGTCGTGATTTTAAATGTCATTAGGATGAACACCCAAAACAATCAACTAAACTACTGTCAGGTTTTGGTGGTAAATTCATTTTAGAGTAATCAATCTCCGGTAATGGTTGGTTAGTTTGACTAACATCCACCGCCAAGTGTTTCGCTCCCGTTGATATTGCCTTTGTTCTCACATAATAACAAAGTGTCTTTAATCCTTTATCCCACCCGTGAAAGTGTGATGTCGTAATTTTAGATACCGTTGGGTTAGCCAAGTAGATATTCATTGATTGTGATTGGTCAATGAATGGTGCTCTATCCGCTGACATATCAATTAATTCTCTTTGTGATATCTCCCAAATTGTTTTGTATTTCTTAATTAGATACTCAACTCGTCTAACCTTTTTAGCGTGATTCTTATCTTCAGGATCCAAATACTTATTAAAGTTAATGTTTTGAATTGACCCCTCGTTCATAATGATTTCGTGTTTAACCGATTCGTTCCAAATACCCATCTTCTCAAAGTCGTTAATTAGATACTTGTTAACAATCATAATCTCACCACCAACAACTCTACGATTAAATAACGCCGAGTGAGCCGGTTCTGTCATTTCAAATGATCCTGTAATTTTTGCTGATGACGCTACAGGCATTTGTGCGGTAGTTAAACTATTACAAACTCCATATGTTTTAACATCTTCTTTCAATGAATCCCAATCCCATAGTCCTGAAACATTCTCGTTAGTTAATCCCCACATATCAAATTGGAAAATTCCTTTTGACATTGGTGATCCGTTAAAGTATTTGTATGGTTGATATTCACCAGTCTTACAAAGATTATTACTTTCATAAACCGCTCCGTAATAAATTGTTTCAAAGATTTCCTTGTTTAACTTTTTAGCCTCATCAGATGTGAATACATAATCCATTAGGAAAAATACATCAGCAAGTCCTTGTGTTCCAATGGCAATCGCTCTTTGCTCCATACCACCCTTTAAACCTTTTTCAGTTGAGTAGTGATTAATGTCAATAACTTTGTTAAGTGCTCTAACAACCTTTCTTGTTTCGTGGAACAACAAATTAAAGTTAAATTTACCATCAATAATGAAGTTCTTTAGAATCATTGAAGATAAGGTACAGATTGCGGTCGTATCTTCGTCCGTGTATTGATAAATCTCATTACATAGATTGGATTGTTTGATAACCCCAATGTTCTGATGGTTCGTCTTTCTGTTAGCACTATCTTTTGAACATAGGTATGGAACTCCGGTCTCAATCTGAGATTCAATAATCTTATACCAAATACTCTGAGCGGTAACTTTCTTACCTAATCCCATTTCAACTGCCTTGTTATAGTTCTCTTCATATTCTTCACCATAACACTCTTGTAGTGGTTTAATACCCGCTCTTTTGATGTCATTTGGACAAAATAGATACCAATCAGAACTCTCTCTAACCGCTCTCATAAAGTTATCAGGAATCCAAAGTGCGGTGAATAAATCTCTCGCTCTTAGTTCTTCTTGACCTGTGTTTTTCTTAATATCCAATAGGTCAAAGATGTCTTTATGCCAAGGCTCAATGTAGATTGCCGCACTTCCTGGTCGTCTCCCTTGTTGGTTAAAGAATCTCAATGACTCATTAACGATTTTAAGGTATTTAAGTAATCCTCCCGCGAATCCACCTGATGATGAAATTCTGCTTTCTTTAGATCGGATATTACTCATAGATAAACCAATACCCGCAGCGTCTGATGAATATGTTGAGATATCAGTTAAGGTATCCAATAACCCACCTCTTGAATCACTATTGTTGTAGTGTAACACACAAGATGCTAGTTGAGGAACAATAGTCCCCGAATTAATCATAATCGGTGTTGCCGGTGATATTAGTTGTGTTGATAACGAGAAGTAATAATTAACCGCCTCTTCAAATGATTTTGTAACCCATAGAGCAACCCTCATATACATATGTTGTGGTCTTTCCAATACAACCCCATCAGAGTTCTTCAAAAGATACATTTCTTGTAGTGATCTCCAACCAAAATAGTCAAAGTTATAATCATTGTCGTGATTAATGACCTCATCAATGTTTGATACTCCATAACTCTCAATGATTTCCATAAGTTTATCACTTACGATACCATCTACGTGTAGGGTATGCATTGTGTTACAAAAACTTGGGTCAGTTTCTTTATGGTGTAAAGAAATTGCGATACTTGCCGCCAATCTACTATAGTCGTAGTGACTACCAGTATATGATGCTGAAATCTCGTAAATTAATTTATCCAATTCCTTAGTGGTAATCCTACCCTCCGTCGGAACGGAGGTTATGACCTTAATAAAGATTTCGTCAGAATTGACATTTAAAGATTTAGATGCTTTCTTAATCCTGTTATATATTTTTGAGGGGTTAAATGATGTTTCTTCCCCGTCTTTCTTAATAATTGTTAATGACATAGTTTTATTTTTTAAAAATCCTCATCAAATGAGATAGCTTCGTTTAATTTCGCCTTTTGATACTCAATAGTTCTACTTTCAAAGAAATTACCTTTTGTTTCCACGGCAATTTGTTCCATAAACTTGAATGGTTGTTCTACATTAAAGTGTTTTTTACATCCAAGTTTCATTAATAGTTGGTCAACAACAAACTCCAAATATTGTTTCATTAAGTTTTGATTCATACCAATTAACGATACAGGTAATGACTCAGTAATGAATTCCTTTTCAATTTCAAGTGCTGATAATAGAATTTCTTTAATTCGTTTTTCGGAGATTTTATCGTCAATGTGTTTGTTGAACAAATGAATAGCGAAATCACAATGTAGGTTTTCATCCTTAAAAATCAAGGCATTTGCGTTACATAATCCTTGCATAATACCTCTTGATTTCATCCAAAATATAGAACAAAATGAACCTGAGAAAAATATACCCTCAACCGCCGCAAATGCTATTAATCTTTCTTGAAAAGATGCGTTATCAATCCAATCTAACGCCCATTTAGCCTTTTTCTGAACTGCCGGTAGAGTTTCAATTGCTCTGAAACATTCAAGTTTTTCATCGTGATTTGAGATGTATGTATCAATCAATAACGAATACATTAGTGAGTGTATGTTCTCCATCGCCAACTGCATTCCGTAGAAGAATTTAGCCTCAGGGTACTGAACTTCTCTGTAGAAATTTTCAGCTAAGTTTTCATTAACGATACCATCAGAAGCTGCGAAAAACGATAATATGTTTTTTATGAAGTATTTTTCGTTATCCGATAATGATTCCCAATCACGGATATCACCACTCAAATCAATTTCTTCTGCCGTCCAAATGGCCGCTTGGTGTTGTTTATAAAATTCCCAAATATCATCGTGTTCAATTGGGAAGATAACAAATCGGTGCGGGTTTGGTTGTAATATTTTTTCCATAATTAATTTACTTTTTGTTGTTCTTTTTGTTTTCTTTTATCCATTAACTCATTAATCCTTTTTCTATTGTTCTCCTCTTTTTGTTCTTCGTGACCTAAGAATGTAACAGAACTTTCGGTGTCAATCTCCAACATACCGTTATCAAACTTACAATTTTCAAATACGATTCCATCGTCCCCGATTCTTGATTTTGTAATGGCGATTGTTGCTAATTTCATCTCTTTTTGTGTTAGTGACTTAGCGACAGATATAATAACGTGACCAACTTGAGCCTTCTTAATTGACCCACCCATTTGGTCTGTTGTTACAACTTCTGATGAAATTGATGAACGATTACCTTGTGTTGCCGTCCAACCAACTAAATCCAATTCGTGACACATTGATTCAAACCCTCTCATTACAGATCCCTCACTTTTCCACTCATCTTGGTGTGAATTGTTTTCAGGTAAAACACAATCAATATAATCCAATAAAATCATATCAATCTTTTGTCCGTCAGCAATCATTTTTCTAACTCTATTTTTAATCTGATTCATTGTTAGTGAATCTGATGATTCTTTTTGAAGAATCAATTGGTTAGACATATTACTTTCAATTTCCTTAACCTTAGTAATAACCTCTTCTTTTCTAAGTGATAAATCGTCAGGGTGAATCTTAGTCCATAGTGTGAAGTGTTTTCGTTGGATAATCTTTGGGTTATCCTCAAAGAATATCTGTAAAACATTGTTACCTAAATTGAATGCGTGGTTCGCAATCTTTGTAAGTAGGGTACTCTTACCAACACCTGTTGGTGCTAAAATTACCCCAATCTCACCTCTTGCCAATCCACCCTTTAATAGTTTGTCAATTCCCGGTATTCCCATTGGGATTGGGTGTCTGTAATCCTCATTTAAAACGTCATCTAAATTAGAGAATACATCCATTACACCACCTTCAACTTCACCTACTTGTAGTGCTCCTCTGAATAACTCTTCAATAGAATCGTAACTCTCAAATTCACCTCCGTCAATTATCTTTTGTGCCTTAACCATCGCCTTTTGAACCTCCTGTTGTTTACAGAATTTCAAGGCTTTCTCTTGAACGAAATCACCACCTTCAAATGGAGCATCTTGGACTTTCTTAATAGTGTCTATTACAACCTTAGCGACCACTTCTTGGGGTAGTTCTGAACGTGTAATTTGATTTAATGTCTCAAATGAAGGTGTGTTCTGGTATTTTGAATAGTACTCCTTGACCATCTGTATGATGATTTTAAAGTATTTATTCTCAAAATAGTTGGGTTCTATTACATCAATAATTGAATGGGCGAATAGTTTATCTACCACAATCTGATTTAGTAATTGTATCTGAAATGATTGTCCTAAATAATCAAAATTTTTCTCTGTCGCCATAATTAATTTGTTAATGTATTGAATAAATATTACCCTTCTAAGTTATAATCCATATATTCGTAACTTAAATTTTTTTCCGAAAAAATCTCGGTTAGAGAGTTCAACAGACCCTTTAATTGGGGGCGAACATCTACTGTGTATCGCACTTTTGGTGGATAAACCTTCGCGTCAATCTCGCGATTATACATAACACTATCACCATTTTTAATCGTTAGTGTGAACTTCTCAGGTCCGTCAGTGATTGATGTTTCCATAACCATCGGGTTCTCATAAATTTCAAACTGATTCTCCATCATATACACAACGGATTTGGTTCTCAATCGGTCTTTGAATTCTCTAACGAAGTAACTAACGTACTCGTGTAACTCCATAGAGTTCTTTGCCTTGGGGTTATACCCTTTAACGTTAAAAAATCGTTGTACGATGATGTTTTCGTTCACTTTCAATAGGAACTCAAGTTTGGTTGATTCTTGCTCTTTCATAATTTAATTTATTTAATATTTGTTACTTTGTTTTTGGTTTTACAATTTCATCAATTATTCCGTATTCTAAACTTTCTTCCGCCGACAACCATAGGTCACGACTCGCGTCCTCCATTACTTGTTTAGCGTCTTTACCACAATACCCACCCAAAAGTTCAAAAAGGATGTTGTTTGTTTTTTCCCACTCAACCATTGAGATACGAGCGTCTTGGATATTACCTTCTAATCCACCACTTGATTGGTGTAACATTGTTCGTGAGAATCTCAATGATGATCTCATCCCCTTTGTTCCTGCCCCCAACAATACTGACCCCATTGATGCTGCCATCCCTGTGTTGATTGTCGCAATTGGTGCGGTGATATATTCCATAACATCAACCATACTCAATCCCGCCTTAACAGACCCACCAGGTGAGTCAATATGCATTGTAATTGGTTTCTTTGGGTCTTGTTGGTCTAAGAATAAAAGTTGTGCTTGGACAATTGTTGACATATTGTCATTAACCGTTCCTGCTACCCAAAGAATACGATCCATCATCAATCTTGAGAAGATATCAATTTGTGTTGCTCGTAACTCTCGTTCCTCCAAAATATATGGAGTCATACTACTTTTAACTCCCGATTGGAATTTTTGGTATTGGTGTAATGTGTTTGAACCGATACCTTTACCTTTAATGGCATATTTTTCAAATTCTGTCATACTATTTTTTTTCGTTTTTAAATTTTTGTTTTTCTTTTCTTGTTAGTTTCATTATTGGTCTTAGGAACTCAACCCAAGCGTCGTCTTTCTTTGGTAGATATTTAAATATACCATCTTCATTCATCATCTTGATTAAGTTCTTGTAACCCCTTCCGTCGGGGTCTAATGACTCTCTATAGAATTCCTCTACGATCGTCTTTCCCTCGTCAGTAATGAGGGGTTTAGATAGGTCTATTATCTTTTCATTGACTTGGAAGTATTCGTTACCATAAACTCCTCTTTTTGTTCTACCACTTAATAGGTTTTTTAAAACTGCGTTGTCCTTATCTTCGGTTAAAAGCTTTTCAGCCTTTTCCAAAATATCGGTAAAGGAAGTTGGATTTTCAAGTATCTCAGGAAATAATTTAACTAATGTTTTCTCACCAAGATAGAATATACCATCAATATTATCCGAAGAATCTCCAGTTAAGATTTTACAGGTTTTGATATTGTAATGGGGGAACTCTATGTCTTTATTTTTAATCATATCTCCGAACTTGTGTATCTTCTTTGTGGAAGGCGAATATACACAAATATTTTCAGATATCAGTTGTGTTAAGTCCCGATCTGATGAAAAAATTACTTTATTTTCATCAGGTGATATTTGACAATAGTAAGCGATTAAGTCATCTGACTCATTATCATTCATCTCAACTTGACGAACAAACATCTCCTCAAGATATTGCTTAACACGTTGTTTTTGGTAGTTAAACGAATTTTCCTTTAACTCGTCAGGTTCGGGTCTGTGTTCTTTATATTGGGGGTATAGTAATTTCCTAACAGATGAGTTGTCCTCACCATCCCACATCACAACAACCTTATCAAGGTTATGTCTCTCAATAAATTTACTCAACGTATTGAGGAAATGATATATTCCCCCAATATGTTGACCTTTATGGTAGAAGTCCTTTACTCCGTGAAAGCCGATTTTTAGTAAATTATTACCATCAACCAAAAGTGTTTTTATCACTTAATTGTTTTTAAATTGTTTGTAAAAAATTCTTGATGATTATTCATCAATTTCTGATTCGGATTCATCTATTAAGATTTCACCCGTTCCTGAAAGTATTGCGTTCCAATAAAGTGAGTATTGTTTCTTATATTGTTCCAACGCTTCTTTCGTATCACTAATATATCCTTGTGGTACTGCGATAATCTTACTATCTTTGTAACCCAAACCATTTACGTGATTTTTGATAATAGATACTTTGGTTCTGATTGCGTATGATACGGTTCTTCCGTTTTTAGTTGCCGTAATGTGATTAATACCCGCCTTCTTTTGATTACCGAATAAGAATACTAATGAAGATGCTAACCAAAGTGCCTCCCCACCTTTTGCTTTAATCTCAGGTTGTCCGAAAGGATTATCGGGTAGGTCTACCCAAGGTTGGTTAACCACCACCATAGTGTTGTAATATGGATAATCTTCTTTCTTTGACTTTGAGATTCTTGAATGGATTCCCATCCCAATCTTATCGGCAAGTGCCGAGGCGTTATGCATTTTCCCACCTTTTCCTTCAAAAGTCATCTTACAAGGAATAGAACCTACTGAATCCCATAGGAACAATAAGTTATAGGGTATTTTACCTTTTTCTTGTTCGTCCAACATTTCGTTAATGAAGTCCGTCGCTTGTTCAATATAATCAAAACTATCGTTAAATATGAAATCTCCGTCCCATTCTCCGTCACTATTCTTTTCCGCTGATAATCCTAATTCAATGGCGTGTTCCCAAGACCATTTCTTTTCTGTGATAATAAAAACGGGAATATCCCCTTTTCTTTGAGCATCCGCTCCGGCCAAAATCATTGCGGTAGTTTTAGATGAATTTGAGTGACCCAAAAACATATTGATACCACCCATAACAGGACCCGGTAATCCACAAGCCTCCATAAAAGCATCCCCACAATTATAATAACTTTCGGGTTTATATTTTGTTTTAGTGGAAAACTTATCTTTAATAGAGCCTAACCCTATTTCTTTTTTTTTAAGTGCCATATTTAAATTTCGTATTTATAGAACTGTTCCAAGTTTTCAAGTTTACCTTGGGCGTTTGCTCGTTTTTCAATTAATTTATCCATTTCTTCAATATGTTGTGGATGTTCTCCAATACCAACGGGGTTGTGAAAATAAATGAGTAATGAAGTTTCTGATTCCAACATTTCGCTCTCATATTTCTTTTTAAGAGCCTCATACATTTTGTTTTTAATTTTGTCCATGTAGATTAATAAATATTGTTTTTAAATTTAAAAAGGGTGAAGATATTTACATCCCCACCCTTAGTGTAATGTTAGAATGGCCCC